ACAGCAAACTATTATACTAACAAAATCATTATACAGATTAGGATATGCTTCTTAATAAAATAACGCTTAATGTAGCCGCTGCAATTGTGAAAACCAATTCTAAAATCGGTAGACAATATGCGAAGTGTAAAGCAGATAAATTGTGTAATGAAGTGTATTTATGCGATACAATTGTAACGTGTAAAGATTGTAAAAAAATAAAAGCATTATGAAAGAATTATTTAACAATAAAAAAGCAAAAGAGGTAGAAAATGCCGTAATGGATGTTTTTAATTCGAAGCTCGTTGAAATTATTGGGTATTCAGATAAATTGTCAAAAAAAGTAGTGGTTTTTATTTTGCATAAACTACTTGATATGGATAAACGATGCGTTGGTGCAGCTTATAATATGAGTTATTTATATGTGCCTACTGCATCCAATGAAATTGAAAATTTATTTTTAACGGATTTTGATTTTAGAAATAAAATAAGTTGTGTAATTAATCGTATTGGATATGAATCGAAATTGGACCTTAGAGCAGGAGCAGTTGCTTAAAGATTTGTTTTCGGATACTGAAACAAAAATTATTGCGGAAAGATTAGGAAGAAGTTGTAGTAGTGTGTATTGTAAATCGGCTGCTTTAAAATTAAAACGATCGCCTGAATTTATAGCCATACAACAAAAGTTTTTTGCAGACACGTTAAGACGTGAAGGTGTAAAGACAAGATTTAAAAAGGGCGATGTACCGCACAGCAAAGGCAAAAAGCGTGAAGAGTTTATGAGTGCTGAAGGTATTGCGAAAGTAAAGGCAACTCAGTTTAAAAAAAATAGAGTGCCGCATAATTGGGTTCCAATTGGATACGAACGCGTTAGCAAAGATGGTTATATTGAAGTAAAGTTTACTGATAACTATGGAATACATTCTGTTGAGAATTTTGAATTTAAACACAGGTTAATATGGATTGAAAATTATGGTCCTATTCCTCCAGGTATGAATGTAGGTTTTTTAGATGGTGATAAAAGAAATTTTTCTGTTGAAAATTTGGTTTTAATGGATAATGCTGAAAATTTAATGAAAAGCTGTTTTTCTGAAAAAGCTATAGCGAAAAAAATGTTTAAACCTAAAACGGATGCCGAATTAGACTTAATAATGCAAAAAGCCGGTGGTTTAATAAAAGCAAGACAAACACAAATAAAAATTAACAAACTAATCAAAGATCATGGAAGAGAAAATTAACGAATTGCAGCAGCTGCTTTTGGGTAAAAAAATAAAATATAGATTACTTACAGGAATTAAATTTTATGATGTTTGTAATGTTACTGAACGTGCAAAAAGTATTGTAATTGAAACTTCGCAAAGAAAAACTTTTGTTCAGAATTTAACAAATATTGATGCTTTTTTGGAAAAAATTGAAATTCTTTCTGAGTTTGAATCTATGCGATTTTTACCTACAAAAAAGCAAGAAGAAAAAACCAAAATAAAAGCGCCTGAAATAGCAAATAATGTTTCAGATGGATTGATGGCTATTTTTAATAGTTTATCAACTAAAAAGGTGTTTTCTGATGATGACGTGAAGAAAGCAAAGTTAGCTGTTGATGTGGCTGGAAAAATTATTGATATTGAGAAAGTTAAATTAGGCTATTTGGCTTTAAATTATAGATAGATATGTACTTCCAGTTTGATAGCGAAATAGCGAAAAAATACGGCGTAAATGAAGCGATTTTTATTTACAATATCTTCTTTTGGTTAAATCATAATGAAGCCAATAGAAAGCATTTTTATAATGGTCGCTATTGGACTTATAATTCTAAAAAAGCTTTTTCTGAATTGTTTCCTTTTTGGACCTATGAGCAAGTTAAAAATATTATTAAAAAATTAGCTGAAAATGAAGTTTTATTGACTGGTAATTTTAATGAAAATACTTGGGATCGAACTACCTGGTATTCTTTATCTGATGAATTATTAATTTACATAAAAAACAACGGGAGTACCAGTAAAATCGCATTGGGTAAAATTCAACAATGCATTGTTGAAAAACCAACAATCGATTGTGGAAATTTCAACATTCCATTGGGGAAAATTCAACAATCATATATAGGAACAGATAATAAACCATATATAAACACAGATAGAGAAGAAAATGCGCTCGATTTTTTTAAGAATAATTTTCCTTCTCGATATGAAACGTTTTTGATGAAGTATAAAACGAAAATCAAAGATTTTCAGAAGTTCGAAAATTTGATTGCTTTTAAGATGGAAGAAGAAAAAACAGAATACAACGACCGAGTTATAAATGCTAGAATGGAACGCTTTGCAATAAATTATATCGAACGTGATACTTCAAATGTTATTCAATTAAACACCACACAACCAGCTTACGCTGATAACAGATTTTAAAAATGGAAAATTATAATATTAAAATTGCTAACAAAGGATTAACACCGCCTTCTGCAACAGATTTTGAAGAAGCTGTTTTAGGTGCTGTTTTAATTGCTCCTGATGCAGTTGATGCAATGTTAATGCTTATCCAGCGCGAAGATGTATTTTATTTAGAATCGCATAAATATATTTTTGTGGCAATAAAATCTTTATTCGAAGAGGGTAATCCAATTGATTTAATTACCGTATCGCAAAAGCTTAGACAATTGAATAAATTAGAGGTCGCTGGTGGTGATTATTATCTTGTTCAACTTACTCAAAAGATAGCTTCTTCATCGCACGTTGAGTACCACTGCAGAATATTATTGCAGAAATTTATAGGTAGAGAAATCATAAAATTTAATGCACAAACTACGATGTTAGCTTATGATGAATCAACAGATATGTTTGAGTTAATGGGTAAGCTGCAGCACGAATTTGATATGATTTCTAATATTACAATCACTGGCCAAAAATCTAACCTGTTCTCTAAGAATATGAAAGAATTAGGCGAGAGAATTGATTTTCTTTCTACTGCAACTGAAACTGAAAAGTTAGTGGGTGTGCATACAGGATTCAGTAGAATAAATAAGTTTACAGGTGGTTATCAACCAGGTGACTTGATTGTGTTGGCTGCAAGACCTGGTATGGGAAAAACATCTTTGGTATTAAAAACCGCATTGGAAAATGTTAAGATAGATAATCCTGTAGGTTTTATTTCTTTAGAAATGTCTACTATGCAATTAACTGCAAGAGCAGTAGCTATTGATACAGACTTTCATTTATCTCAATTGATTAAAACTGGGTTTGAGAAACAAAAATACTTTGAAAGCTTCAATAATCATTCACATCGTATGTCGAAATATCAATTGTATATTGATGGTTCACCTGAAAGTGAGATTAATTCTGTAGTCTTAAAGGCAAGGTTTTGGAAGCGAAAGTACGGTATTAAGTTGCTTATCATTGACTACATCCAGTTAATGACGAACAGCGATATAAAAGGCAACAGAGAGCAGGAAATATCTTCTATATCGAGAAGGCTTAAGCTATTAGCTAAGGAGTTGGAAATACCTGTTATCGCTTTGTCTCAGTTGTCAAGAGCAGTTGAAACACGTGGTGGTAGTAAACGACCATTGCTATCTGACTTAAGAGAGTCTGGAGCAATTGAACAGGATGCAGATATAATCCAGTTTATATACCGACCTGACTACTACAAGATTGATATTCAAAACAATGAAGAGTTTGATTGGATGGTTGCTGAAGGTAGTAACACAGAGTTTATATTCGCTAAGTATCGAGCGGGTTCTGTTGCAACTACAGGATTAAAATGGGTTGGTGATAAGACAAAGTTTGAGGACCCGACAGATCGTATGCAAAGCTTTAATGATGATGAGCAATTAGGTAAAGAAACATTTGTTCCACTTGGTAATCCTGATGATGCATTTTATAATGATAATCCTTTCTAGTTATGGCAAACAAACCTAAAGTAATCAAGCGCAGTTGGGTTGTAGAACGCAAACCTTTTGAGAGAGAAAGTAATAATGAAACATTCTATAACTCTTGGGCTTGGCGTAAGACAAGGAAAGTTTTCTTATCTAAGAATCCTTTGTGTAAGCATTGTGATGCGAATGGAATAGTTGAATCGGCTACTGTAGTAGATCATATTAAGCCTATTAGGCTTGGTGGAGACAGGCTTAGTGAAGATAACTTTCAAAGTCTTTGTGAAAGTTGTCATAATAAAAAGTCTTCTAATGAGTCTAGAGGGGGTATGGGGTTCTAACACACAACTTTCTGAGTCGCCTACATCGCTGTTTAGTAAGAATTTTACTCGAAGTGTTATTTTAGGTGGGGGGGTGCAAATTGTTAAAATTTAATTAGTTATGAAAAAAGCAGATTTAAAAATTATTAAAGGAGACGGACAAATTATTTCAGTAAATGAAAATTTGTACGAAATTTTAAAAAAACTTCCGGCTCCATTGGCAAAGTTCAAATTAAATACAGATCAGAAATATTGGTACAATTTTTTTGGCCAGCAGCTTATTGATTCAAAAAAACTGACAAAGCCTGATTTAATTCACTTACATAGGCTTTCAAAATCTGTAGATTACTATATACAGGCCGAAAAACACATTGCAGAACAGGGTTTTCACGGTGGACTAATTCAAACATTTAAAGGCGGTGCCACAAACGTATCAGGTTATGTAACCATTCGCGAAAAAATGCTTAGAGAGCTGGATGAATTATCAAAACATTTTGGCTTTAGTTTTAAAGATCGCCAAAAAATTAAAGAAGAAAAACCAGCAGATAATTCACAAGGAAACTTGTTTGAGCAGTTTATGTCTGCAAAACACGGATAAAAAACAATTTAAAAACAAATAACATTATGAAAAAAACACTTGAATTAGCAGCTGAAGAATATGCTTCTTACGATAATGAATATGTTCCAATTGAAAAACCAGCTGAAGAACACGATTTTAACAAAGGATATAAAATCGCTTTTATTCAAGGTGCTAAATGGCACCAACAACAAGATAAGAAAATATGTAGTGATGAAAAAGTTATTGATTTATTTATAACTGAAATCAAAACTGAATTTAAAGATGAAAATTGGGATTATTTAGATTTTATAAAATATAGATTATTAGAAAAATTTAAAAACAAATAAGATATGAAACAAACAGCAATGCAAGATTTAAGAGAAGATTTAATTTTAACTCAAGAGAAAGTAAACGATTCATTACAGATTCATAATAAAGAAATAAGAGAAGCTTGTCAAGAAGTTGTGAGATTAACTTTGAGTAATATCATTAAA